GTCGTCTGTCTCCTCCTAGAAAACCGTTATCGTTAAATTAAAGGATGGTTACATCCCCATATTGACACTGGCATAGGGGCTAAAAAATGGGTTTGTGTAGAGTGAGAGGGGTATCTAGGATTAGAACACGCGGAAATTTGGGTGTCGTGGGGGTCATGGCGGGGACGGTCGCTGATCTATAAAATAAGAGATTCCTTAGGCTGTGTCATAGCGTCATGAGTTGAGAGTGGCCAAGCCGCCAGTGTTGCAATGATCAAGGGTGATTGGCTTGCGTGTAGCTTGATGGGATTTGATGCGAGATATTAGCTGGAATCGGTTTTGCTATTTAGTGCGGGATTGCTGTGAGATTGGCTCATCTTGTGAAAAAGGCTCATTTGCTGTATATGGGGAGACCGAGCCGAAAATCATTGCGCTACGTTGCCCGTGTAGGGCTTTGAATGAGGTGAGCGGGATAGCGGCATGGGGGATTTTCGGGATACAGGCAACAAATACCTACTAAAAAAACCGCTTGCCTGGTATCATCGCTGTATAGCGATATAACGAAGTAACGATGCTTTGCTTGCTATGTTTACTCGTGTATTTTGATTGGCATGAGATATGCTAATAAAACACTATTGACAGCATGGCATGATTCTTGCTTGTGACAGCATGAAAATAGATGAAATTAATCTATTGACATAGTGAATGCCTGTGATATTCTCTCTCTCGTGATGCTCATTGGAGCCGCTTGAATAGCGGGTCAGTGAGTAATTTCACAAATTGATCTTTGCAGAAAATAAATTTCGCGCCTGTCTTTTGATTGGCTCGAATCAATACAAACCAAGATGCTTTCGAGCGTCTCACTAGAATAATAGAATGATAACAACTAAAAAGAAAAGCTACGTCAATCCTTGCTCGTCAAAGAAAACATGGGAAGATCTGCAGCGTCAATCCGTGATAATGGATCGGATCGCTTGTATATTCTCAGCCTGTGTCATGTTCACAATGATTTTCATCTTCCTGTCAGGTGTTAGTAAATAGAACCAATAATATGACAACTAACGTAACAGAATTAAACAGCATTCAAGCGGAGTGGATGGCATTAGATTGCAACGCGCCGAAAGCGGAGCAAGAGCGTGTTTTTGCTCTTATGGCAAAAATGCCTAAGAATTACATCAGCGTAAATGAAGAGGGGCAAGCTGTGGCAATGTGGGCAAGCCAGCCCCTTAATATGGCAATGCCCCTTGCGGACGTGATTCATTTTCACGGCGCGAACATGGATAGCGTATCTATCGCGTGGAAATGTCCCGCATGGATTGAGCTTTAATCTTCCCAAACCAACCAACCAACCAACCAAACTAGAAAATACACAAAATGAAAATCACATTGAACACATATCAAATTGCTGACGAACTAAAACGCGACACTAACGCACGCTGGTCTTATAGTGGATCACTAGCCCTTGCTAAATATCTAGAGGAATATGAGGCCGATTCAGGCGAGGAAATGGAATTAGACCTATGCTCTATTCGATGCGATTTCTCGGAAACAACTAGCTTGCAGGATTGGATTGTGGAGCATTTCGGCGCGAAATCCCTTTTATTTGCTTTAGAGTTTGCTGATATTGAATTTGATGACTTAGAAGATTCTGACGAGGTAGATTCTAAAATTAGAGAATACATTCAAGACCACGGGACACTTATTGAGTTTGACGGCGGCGTTATCGTTTCATCATTCTAATCCTATGAGTACCTTCGACAAAATAGCTGTCTTCGCAATTTACGCAATCTTCTCTTATGGGGTTTTTTCTTTGTTCATGGCGTTTGCTTCTTATGTGGAAAGAAACGGACTATGAAAATACCAATAACAGTAGATGACCTTTTGAATCTGCCACAATGGCATTCATTCATTGAATCTAGGCTAGGAAATGACTTGTTCATTTCTGACCCTGACAGAGCTGATAGAATACATGAAGCGGCAGAACACGGGGCGGACGGCTCAACTCATTACGAGATAATAGAAGATTGGAGGGATTTCGCCCGTGATCTTTTCCGCTCTCTCTCAATGGATGAAGCGGAAGATGAAGAAAAAAACTATGAGGCGCTCATCTCCGAAATTGATTCCTGCGAGGCATGGCACGACCACAATGGAAGTCTGCACAAGCAACTAGGCTAGTTTAAAACTATGCGGGGCGGTTCAATCCCTCCCCGCTTTTCCTCTTAAAAGCCAATCCTAGCCCTTTTCAGCCCTTCACCCTATAAACTACCTTCCGATTCCTCCGCTCCACCTTGTGGCGGTTTTATCGGTTCCGATAATCTTTCCCTCCACAGCAAACCAAACCAAAAAAATGAATAACACACTAAAAAACCGCCTGCAATATCACGTCACAGGAGCAATCGAACGAGGCGAGGCGCAAGCTATTGTTGAGATTCCAGCCCTCCACACTCTCTCGCCTTGGCAAGTTTCACCGCTTGGCAATGTAATGAAAAATAGCTTGAAGATTGCCAGCATTGAACCAATGCCAAGCAATAATGAAAGCGAACGTATCGCCAACGCTCGCCTGATCTCCTCCGCGCCTGATCTGTTGGCGATTTGCGAGGAGATTGCAAATGATTCCAAGTGCGATTTAGTGAATAGTGAAAGGCGTATCCGTCTCTATTCAGCAATCAGCAAAGCAAAGGGGGAAGCGTGACACTTTACCAAGTTTCAATATTTCAAAACGGATTAGTCAATTCATGGATTGAAAATGACGATGGAAAACTGATTTTCGATATGGGATTGACTGCAAACTTCCCTCCGCAATACGGCAACACGCCCGAACAGATGACCAATCACCTACGCGCAATCGGTTTGATTTCTGATGCTGACCGCATCGAATATCGGGTTGGTGAGTATAAACGTAAGCTCTAATCCAAAACGGGACAAGTCCGATCCTTTCCCGCTTTTCTCCAAAATGTCACTCTGTATCCGATTTCTCGTTATTTTCCAAGCCCTCCACCGCATCGACATATTGCGTGGATACAATTTCGACTTTATCCGCTTTTGTCGGGCCAGAGACGTGCAACGAAATCATCGCGTTCACAGATAAACCCTTCTTATCGTGCATATTATTCTCATCCAATCCCAGCGCACGGGTCGCGATTTTCTCGTATTCCGCCAACACGTCCAGACGTTGCGCTTGATCTTTAATGTTTCCCGATTTGTGTCTTGTTTCAATCTGCACTCTCTCCGCCGCAATCTCTCGCAGCATAAATGCATAATGAGCAATCGTTTCGCTTGCCATTGCGTCCTCCAGCTTTGGAGCAACCACGTTTGCCACTTCTTCCCTCAACCTTTTCCGCTTTTCGATCCACTTTCCCTTGACCATGCAGTTTTTGAGATAGAACTTACTCATCAGCGAAAACTCAGGCAGTTTCAGAATGTCACTCATTTCAGCCCCTCCCATGAATAGGCTTTCAATCTTTTCCATATCCCACTTTTTACGCTGTCCACGACCGAGCGTTTTTGCATCTATTTCTGGCGTTTTGTTCATACTTTACTATTCACAAGATAATGCCAGATTGTCAACAGATTTCCCTCCACAACGCAACAACAACAAACAATGAGCTACACAGAAAAAAACCAAGCAACGTGCCTACCACCAGAAGCCTACATACGCCTATGGCAGAAAGCAGAAAAAACATCCGATATGCCAAAGTTTCGGTCAACCGTCTATCCAGACAAGAAGATAACCTCAATTAAATTCGAGAAATGAGAACCCATACTTTACACAAACAAAAGCCGTTCCGAGTTAAGAATACTTACCTCGCTGATCCAGTTAAGAGAGAGATTGTCGATGCCCTGCAAGCGGTTGTCGATACCTTCGGAGATTCCGATTCTCTCCTAGCCCTCCAATGCAGGTCAGCCCTACAAAAAGCGAAACAATGAACGTCCACGATCTACTGGCAACGGTTGAATGGTCGCATCCCATTCAGCTAAATACTAAACGAGGGGTCAGACTCCTCCGAAAAGCTCCGATAGAGGATGCTTTCTGGAAAGTCTATAAGATTGACCGTGAGTTATTCAAGGAGCAACTGGCAGCGGCTGGCATCTCAATGGGTAAATTCCGAGATGAGTGGGCGCTGTCTTGGTGGTCAGATGAAGCCCTCAAGTTCAAGTCCGTTATCGGTTCCGATAATGTCGAGGAGAAGCTAGAGGAGGTTAATCTTATACCTCTACTCCATCCCGATGGTTTGTTTGAATACCAGCAAACTTCCGTTCAGATGGGGGTTGCTTCTATGGCTAAATACAACCGGGTGCTGCTAGGTCACTCTACTGGTGTAGGGAAGACCTTCTGTGCTTTAGGTATTGCTAGGGAGTTGGGTAAACGGGTCGCGGTGATCTGTCCCAAACCAATCACAACCGACTGGCATAGGGCAGCGAAGCTCATGGGTGTAGAAATCTTTGAGGTTTGTGGGTGGGAATGGGCGAAAACTGGTAAGTCTCAGCTAGGTAGATGGACAGATGACAAGAAGCATGAGTTTCGGTTCATGCTCCCGCCTGATGTTATTCTGATTTTTGACGAGGTTCATCGTGGCAAAGGTGAAGCTACCCAAAACGCTTATCTGGTTCGGGATTCAGTAAACCAGAATATCCCAGCTATCGCCCTCTCTGCTACTATAGCTGATGACCCGATGAAACTTTGGGCAATCGGTCAGTTCCTTGGACTACACCAAGGCGGTAAAGACTACTACCGCTTCTTAAACCAAAACGGATGCAAGAAAACCCGCTTCGGTATGCAGTTCCAAGGTGGTAATGGTATCCTAAAAAGACTACATAGCCGCATCTATCCAGAAAAAGGCAATAGACTTAGACATTCAGACCTTGGTGATGCGTTCCCAGAGACATTGATTAAAGCCAAAGCGTTCGATATGGATAACGCTAAGAAGATTGCTAATGAGTATGAAGACCTATGTAGCAGGATAGAAGAACTTCGGATGCAAGAAAACTTCTCTGCTAACGTCCTCGCTGAACAGACTAGGGCTAGACAACGAATCGAAATGCACAAAGCCCCGGCTGTCTGTGCTATGGTTCGTGATCTAATCGAAGAAGGAAACTCAGTCTTTATAGCAGTCAACTACACTGAGACACGCAAGTGGATTCTGGATGAGTTGAAGGTATCTTGTTCTATCCACGGGGGACAGAACGAAATGGAGCGTAGAGGTAACATCGACTCCTTCCAGCGCGGTGATTCCAAGGTGATCGTAGGTATCATTCAGGCTTGCAGAGAAGGGTTAAACCTCCATGACCTGACTGGTGATGCTCCTAGAGTTGCCCTAATCATGCCTAGCCCATCTGTATTCGATCTTAAGCAAGTCTTGGGTAGAATCCACCGAGCAGGAGGCAAAACTAAATCCATTCAATATATCGTCTATGCAGCGGGAGTTTTTGTAGAAGAGAACATCTGCGAAAAGCTAGATGGTAAACTCAAACGAATGGATTTGCTAGCAGATGGTGAAATTGATGGAACTATTTCTCTAGTTCCGAAAGAACAAGTCTAGTCTAAAAAGCAAAAGGCCCACCAAGGAGAAATCCAAGGTGGGCTTTTTTGTTTCTATCTATTAGGTGATGATACGAGGAACTTCTTCTTCTTTTTCCTCCGTATCAAAACGCTTACGGAACTGGCTCTCTTTATAATAGAGAAAAGCAAGCTCCAAGTATTTGATACACTCAAACCCCTCACCCTTGCGGGATTCAGATTTGATTACCATCATCGCTGCGGTATGCAGCAAGCTGGCAAAGGCATGGACTCGTTCGTTTAGTTTCTCATCCTCGCATTTGATGAAGCTGAATGCCTCAAGAATCGTTTTGGATGTTTCGTTTTGTTGGTTTTTTTCTGACATAAATTATCTTTTTCTCCATTCATTTACAACGCGAATTATGATTCGATTAGATTCATTTCTTCGTTTCTTCATTGTGATAAAACTACCTTTAGTTAGTTTTGGTATAGCAATTCCTAGCCTTGATGCCAATTCATTATGGTTACTTAATCCATAACCACGCAGACTGAATAAAATCCCTGACTCATACACTGCTTTTATATCTTCTTTAGAATCACCTATCCATGCGCTGTTTAATCTGTTTGCGAGTTTGCATGACATTCCAAGTTCCATTTGCTCATCTATCCAGCTTTTAGGCTTAAGATTCATTATTTGGTTTTTGGTATGTATTTTTGGCTTGCGTATTTATCGAATGCTTTTTTAAGCCTTACCGCTTGATTGTAAAATGAGTCCACAATTTTTTTTGTGTATTCGGGGAAGTCATCCTCCCAAGGAGAACCGCTTAATTCGTCCTTTATGAATTGATCTACAATTTTTTTAACAGTAATTTCAATAGGTGGATATTCGTAACCTTTTGGATGCTTAACTTCAATGATTGCTGTATCGCCGCCTACAAGGCGAACAGTCATGTCATCCATCATTTTGTCTATGGCTAATGCTATCTCTAAAGAAGCGAGTTCTTTGTCTCCTTGCAATAATTCCAAAATCGCATCTTGGACGCAACAAGATAGTGCTTCCTTAACAAATGGATTTTTTAGGGCTTTAGTTGTTCTTTTCATTATTGTTCCTTTGCAAATTTAACCCACTCACCTTGTGCTGCGTCGAGCCATGACATATCTTGCCTGTCGATGATGAAGTGATGAGCCTCTGGTTTCTCTGGTGATGAGCGTTTGACATCCGAGTTTCGATAGTTTTCTAAATTCAAGACAAAATAACGATGTGGTAGGACAGACTTATCATCTTTACCTTGCTCGTTCCTGACCCTGTTCCTGACCTCAGTAGAGGACAAACCCTCCGATTTAGCTACCTCTAGCATGGCTTGTTGCTTGCTAGCGTTTGTCTTTTCATCACCGAAGTTAGCGTTTCCGATCTCACGATACACTGTAAAGGGTAGTGCAGCGTCACGTTTAGCTGCGGGGAATGCCCTACAAGCCCTTGCGTACCCCGAAACTGTGCTGTAACTCTTCTTAAAGTTAGAGCAAAGTTGATTTACTACGTCATCATGCCCGGCATTATCTAGTGCTACCACCGCATCGCCGATGATCCATTGTGCGCCTGATTCTAAAGTAAGACCGAAAGCAAACGCTGCAACCCAGTCTTTCATCTCTACCTTGCCACGGGGTACACACTGAGTCATTCCCGCGCCGATGTCGAACTTCTTAGTGAAAGAGGAGAGTTCCAATCCCTGCTTAACGCTCTCCACTAGGGCCAAGGATTCGTTCTCTGGTTCTTCTTTTGGCATATTAGCTACGTTGATTCTCTCTTCTTCCATTTCGATTGCCATATCCCAGTCAGCGGACATCTTCTCGTACATCTCCAGCATTTCATCTGGTGTGCCATCTTCAAGGTATTCGTTCTTCTGGAGCTTGGCCCATGCCTTCTTGATGTGGGATTCGTTAATAGTAATCCCACTCCATTCTGTTTTGGCGAACTCCACCATTTGACGGAGGTAGGTTGTTACTGATACAAGAATACCTTCTTGTGTTGGACTGAATAGTTCTAGTTCTTTTTTCATTAGTGTTAGTTAAGGTTTAGTTAAGGTTTAGTTAAGAATTAGTTAAGGGTTAGTTCTGGGAGGAACTGGTTTTAGTAGGGAATGTCGTCGTCTGCTGGGAATGGAGCGTCTAGGTCGAGGTCTGCTGCGGCTTGCTCTACACACTTAGCGAATGGAGTAGTGAACCCCTTCTCCAAGTAGAACTCATAGAGCTTAGTTAGTGCTGGCTTACCGATCTCCGCGAGCTTCTTGCCCTTCTGTGATCCAGATGGGACGATAGCGGATGCCCAGTCAGCAGGGTCTATCTCGACTTTTGGTGGTTCTGCTTGCTCGGGTTCCTCTGCTTTAACCTGAGACTTGAATGCAATGCCTTTTCGGTTGGCTTCGATGAAGACCGACGAGACATAAGCTCGCAGGGTTTCTTCGTCTTCCACTCCCTTGTAGGCATGGCGGACGAGTGAATCTACATACTTGTGTAGCTCTACGATCTTATCCAATGCCTCCACAGGATTATCGGTAACGATAACCTTGGGTGTTGAGGTAACTCTGGCTGGTTCTTCACTCTCAAACTCCAGCTTACCAGTCGCCGTAACTTTGATGATGTCACGATCTACCTTACCATTCTTACCCTCGTAGGACTCATGCTCCAATGTAACGCCAGTTAGCCCGTGCTTGCCTCGTACTGAGGATAGCGTGACTACGTTGTTCTTGATGCTCTGTTCTTGGTTGTTGTTGAAGAACTTCAACCCGTAGGTCTGTCCATCAATCTCAATCTCCCCGCCTTGGATGACAAACTCACCCTTGGGGCCGTTGAATGTCTTAGGTTCCCACAATTTAGTGACCTTACCAGTCACTCGTTTGATGATGTCTTTCTGTTCGATTCCGTCTAGTTGATTACTCATTAGTTTTATCTTTCTTTTTTTTAATATTTACCAAGGATTTGATGATTCTACCTCATATATGTCTTGCCTATCGAATGCTTTTATGACTGCGTTTTCTATAGCCAATCGAGTTACATGGGCGTCTTGACCTTCCTCAATTGCTCCAATCCAAACAAACGATTGCATCCTTACATCTTCCATAATTTCTTTAGCCATTTGGACGATTTTATCTTCAATCTCTGCTGTGAATCTTTCTGCAATATCTTCCATGTTTTGCTCAAATTGTTTTTTAGTTAATTTCACTAGTTTTATAGTTTGCTTGGTAGTAGTGGCAGAAGGGAGCGACTGAGCAATAACGCTCGCACCGCATATCTCCACCGTTTCGTTTCTCTATCGAGTGGTTAGCTCCGTAGGTAGGCAGAAGGTTCTCTGCCTCTTCCTTGGACTCACACACTTTTGCTGCTCTCTTGTTGCCGTTTTTCTTGATTGCATAGGTATCTGGTTTAGCCCAGCGTTCACTTGGATCACAGGCTGGGATGTGGTCATCTGCCATTGCCGCTGCTGCTTGGTGCATTTTAACGCGCTCAGTAGCGTAGCGGATAACTTCTTCGTTATCCCAGAGTGGAATGTCAACGATGTGTACTGCACACTGAGGATACTCTTTGTCAAACTCAGCCTTACTCGCTTGCCAGTCCCGAAGGATAGCTACGATCTGACCTTTCTTGACTTCGTATCCGTACTCTCTCCAGAGCATAGCATTCAGATTGATCTGTGCTTCCCACTCTTGCTTGGTTCCAAGTAAAAACGAGAAGACCGATGTTACCTTGAAGTCTGAGATGGTATGGTTCTCTGTCTCGTAGAGATCAGTCTGACCAGTTATTGTATAGTCATTGATCTCCATGTAGAGACGCTTCTCTGTCATCTCAGTCTCACCGCCAGCCAGTTCGACTACCTTGTGTACGGACTGACCGAGTAATGCCCATACTCTGTCTGCTGCATCTTCTACGATCTGCTCAGAATACCGCTTCTTGAGTTGGTTGATTTTCGGTGGGCCGATTAAACTTGTCACCGAGATGTCTGACCTCCTAGTGCCGGGGGTGTAGCCATCGTGCGACAATGCTCGATACATTGGGGCGGGAAGCCCGTGATTATTCGTTATCGTCATCAGAAAATAAGTTGGGGTCGATGCCTTGATCCATGTCACGCATAGCGCAACGATGAATGAATGCTTCGTGCCTTGCTTCTTCTACTTCTCCTGATACGTCTGTTTCGTCCCAGTCTCGTTCGCTCATTTGAGACATTGGGTCAGCAGTTCGGCTACGCCGCGAAGGTGATCTCCCTGATTAACTACTGCCTTTGCATTTGGGAGCTTGCCTAGATCGAACTTTCCATCCGATGCTGATGCTGAAATTAGGCGAAGGTAAATCTCACGCTTGAGTGCAAAATCTATTGCTGGTTTTACTTCTGTTTTCACTTCTGGTTCTGTTGTTGTTGGTTTGTCTTTCATTAGTTTTTTGTGGACGGAGGTTGTGCCGTTCACAAGGGCAAATCTACAACAGAAAATTCTAGTGTCAATAGATTATTTTCAGAAATTATCGGTAACGATAAAAAAAGAAGCGCACCCCAGATTTCTCCAGAGTGCGCCACTAATGAATGAACACGAATGAAAACAGCAACAAGCTGCGGGACTAGATTACATCTGCGTTCTCAGATGTCAATCTATTTCTTTCTTTGATCGTCTATTTTAAACAAAGCCTCGTTCTTAGAACTTGAACTTATAGTTGATATTGCTTTCCTGTAATCTTCTGGGTCTAGGTCATTGAGAAATTTGTAATCACTCAAAACAGCTTTTCTATTTTCTCTAGCATACGTCTCAGTGGCAGTTCTCCACTCCTCATCAGTCAATGGACTGCCTAGCTTCTTATCGAACTCACCCCTATTCAATGGTTGTGGCCCATCACCATTCTTGAGCGTGATTTTAGTTAGCTTTTGCTCGTCCTCTGTGCCTACAGATACCACTGTGACTGGGATGCCAATTGACTTCTTGATCTTCTCTGAGATTTGAACATCACCTAATGGTTGACCGAAAGAATTGATTGCTGGCTTACCAAACATAGGGCCAACGATTGGGATGTTGTTTAGGATCGCACCTTCTTTGGTTCTTGTGTCTATCGGATCAGATAAAAAGTCCGAGAAGTTTTTGGTTGCGCCATAACCTACCACTGGAACAAAGGGCATTAAAGAGAATGAGGCTTCTTGTGCTATCGCTGCGATTGGATCATCTGGGTATCTGCGGAAGTCAATCAATCCCTGCATCAATCCAGTAGCTGGGCCACGCCTTGCAGCAGTCAACGCAAATGAGCCAGCAATTTGACTAAGTGTTGATAGCAGCCCTGCGTTTTCCTGTGCATTTGTTAAATCACTCTTCTTGATCTTAACATTGTCTTGGTGTTTTCTAATCTGCCAATCATCAATAGCACCCAAGATTTCAATCATAGGTTTCAATGGGCCTGCTGATTTCGAGTCCAGACCATACCGCTTCCCACCAATAAAAATCTCAAGCGAACCCGGATTATGTTTTTTGTTCCATTGATTGTATGCTTCTGGGTCTTTCGATCTGACTGGCCCAAAACCTGTGAATACAATCCGAACTGGCTTTTCTTCATCATCATCAAATGACATTGACCGCAAAAAGAAAAGTGGGGCGAGAACGGCAAAGCCAGTTAATTGTTCTACCAAACGCTTTCTTCTTTGAATTGCTGTTCCGTATGTAAGAGGATACCTGCCTTTGAATATGTGGCGATAAAGCGTAATCGGAGTATAACCATAAGCTACATTTGCTACTCGCGCTACAATTAGAGGAAATCCAACTAATATTCTTTGGAATATACGCATTACTTCACCTTGCGTTCCCTTCTCAGTGCTTATTGCTTGTGAAATTTTTTCGTATATTTTCAGAAATGGAAAGGACAATGTGCCTTCATCCTTAAATTCAGCTTCTCCACTAAATTGTTCTTTGAATCTCGTCTTACCAATACGGGCCAATGAGTCGTTGATAGCAGAATCAATAATCTCCGAGGAGTTAAGGTTCAATCCAGACATGATCCTTGAAATTTCAGCCTTCATCCTCTCGTTAGCGTAGATAGTAGCATCATTCTTACTGATGCCATCTGACATCATATTGGCAATATCCATTTGTCTTGCCTGAGCAATCATCCTCAAGGCTCCAAGCTGATCTTTCTTTGGAATCTTTGCCATGTTCATCGCTGAAATCATGTATTGATTCAAGGCATTCTGTTGGAGAAGTGAGAATGAAGCGTCATCAAGTGCCTTCAATACTCTGGATGTTATTTCTGGATAACTAAATAGATATTTTTTAATGGCTTGTTTATACTGACCATTTCTCCATAAGTTATCAGCATCGTCACGAAGTCGTTTGAGTTTTCTGTCTTGAGTCTCAAGGTAATCAACCAATCTACCACTTCTGGTCACATCGTTCTTGAATGAAAAAGCAAATTCTTTAGCAGCATTTATCAAGGATGAACCGAAGTTACCCCATATCTGCATCACTTGTGATGGGCTTGTTACATTTCTTGCGCTCGCAACCGCTGCGTCCCACATAGAAAATATGATAGGATCAATAACCTGCACCGTAGCAACCGTGAATCGTCCGAGAGCATTACCAATATAGAAAGCGGACAAGGAATCCCTAACTCTTGTCGGTAGAGCAATCTTATCAATGATCTTTTTGATTCCTTCAAGTGCTACTGCTCGCTCTGCCTCAGTGATGGTTTCATCGTTGATCTTAGAATCCAATTCATTGAGAGTTTTTATTTGCTCTGAAGTAAATCCTTTCCATCCCATTATATTTCCAAACTCTTTGGCCACATTACTTCCGGGATTCAGTGCTTGTGATCGGATAGCTTGAATCAAAGCTACAAATCCACGATTTGACTCTGGTTTGATTCCTTTTAAAAGTTTCTCAGCAATGGATGTCGCCGCTTGCTCTTGAGCTTGGGAAAATCTTTTCTGTAATGCATCGTCCATTAGCTTCGCAATGCGCCCCGCTTGTTCTTTAGTAAGCCCTGCATTGCGTAGGTAGTCAAACATGACATCGTGCCTCCAGTTTGGCTTCTGTTGTTCAGCTAATGGAGTGTTCTTGATGGCATCAATTACGTTATTGAGCGCACCTTTTTCGACGGCATTCGTGATTGTCTGTAGGTTTTTGCTAATAGAATCCAACTCAATCTGCCTACCAACAATGTCCGTAAGAGTTAATGCGGTAGCTTCATCTACTCCGAGTGTTTGTAACTCAGCAGCGAATGACTTCTTCCAGTTGTTCATTATCTCAGCCGCCGCTTTTGGGTCGAACATGGGATTTAAGACGAGCTTCAAAGCATTCCTAACTGCATCTCGTACTGGGTTAGCGATCTTCTCAGATGTTGGGAAGTTAGGAGTATCAGACTGAATCCTAGCCAGCTTATCAATCTCTCTCTCTGCTTGGTTGGCTTCTACCTTTTCTTTTACCTTAACAACCTTCTTCTCCATCTGCTTTTCTTGAACCATAGATTCAAGATTGTTTGAAAGGTATTCTCTGAATAAGGAATAGTTTGCTGGGTTCTGACCTTCAAATGTAACACCAGCAATCTTGTTAATGATAGCAGATACAATCATGTTCTGTCTGCTAGTTCCAACAGTAGGGTCGTTGTTCATTAACTCAGCAAGTCCGGCTAGGTTTGTCTTACCTTCTTTAAGCTCATTGAAGATAAGTCTTCGTAGTAGGGTGTCACTGATTGGCATATCCAACTGCCTAGACATTGCTTGATCCCAAGCTAGTTCTATCTTATCATACTTTAGATCGATAGCGTTCTGCGCATCTTCATCCTCTGTAGATTCTAGTTCGCTTTGCCGTTTGCTCTCAATTTCCTGCCTGATCCTCTCGTCAGCAGACTTTGTTTTATCTTGTGAAAGTGGTTTCTCTCCAAGGATACTAGCTACTTGTTCGTAGATAGACATCTTGGTATTAGGGGGAGTTCCTTTTAGACCAAGAGATATGAGTGCATTTTTAACTATACTGCCAAGCTCTCTGTTCTGAGCATTATCAAGCTCACCAAGTGGGCCGGGCTTATTCTCTTGATTAGATAGTGTCTTCCAGAATCCTGTCTCTAGTCCATCGGCTGCACCTTCAATCAGTTTGCTTCTGTAATTAGTAATACCGCTCTTGATAGTCTTCTCTACCGCAGCTTTGATTTTGTTCTTGGTCTTAGTATAAACAAACGTACCACCCATTCTCAGCATAGCTGTAATAGCTGCAACAAATGGGTCTTTGATCTCTGGTTTAGTTGATTTCTCTATCTGCTCGTTGAGCTTATCGACTAGATCAACGCCAACCTTGTTTCCCTTTGTTGTTAGTTCATCTAGGATGGCTTCTTCCTCGTTTACCTTTGTTTCTGTTACAGCAGTGAGGATACTCTTAACTTTATCAATCTGATCTTGAGTCGGTGTTTTTGTATCAAAGAATCTTTGCGCTGCCAGTTCTATGAATCCAGATTGCTCTGCTTCGTTAGCTTGAACAATCCAGCTTTTAAGTCCTTGTAGGGAACCTAAGAATCTTCCTAGATCACTAGCTGTTTTTACGCTTGTTCCAACTAGGTTGAGGTCATTATTAAGTAGATAATTCAACATTGAATTATCACCTTGCCCAGCTAACTTAATAGCATACTGAAATAACTCATTGCGAAGTTTAGCTGCGCCTACTGTTTGCTTTATAGATTCAAACGCTTTTTCCTCTGCATCCGTTGAACCTTCTGGCGCACTGACCTCCTGCATTGTTTCGCGGGTCAATTGGTTGATAGCTTCAGCATTCTCTGCTGAGTTCTCATTGGTTACTTGCAGTCGCTCGATCAATCCCCATGCTTTTTTAGTGACAGATTCAGATGGCGTAGAGTCACCATCAAATACTCTCTGTTTAATGATCTTTATCGTTTCCGATAATATACCCTTCGGAGTATCCTTCTCTTGTCTGATAGCTAGACCAACAATTGTTCCCTTGTCTGTGTAGCGTTCTAGCTTCCCATCATCTCCGACAGTCAATGATCCAGCCTCCCCTCTACCCGGCAAGTAACCCATCAGTTCATTCAGTTTAGCTGGCGCACCACTCACCGCTTGCCATACATCACCAAGGAACTCTCTGACCACATCACCGAATTGCTGGATCATCTGTTTAGCCCAAGCACCAAACTCCATTCCTTTTTCGTAGATGTTCTGTCCTGCTTGGATGAAGTCTTCTTTGGTGGGGATTAGAATGCCACCTTTTTCTCCGAGTTTTGGTTTGGTTATCGTTTCCGATACTGCGGGGGTGGGGAATGCTTTTTGTATTCTATCTTTAGCTGTATTAGCGTAGCCTTGAGTGATAGCATTATTGTTTAATGCGTCATCAATAATTTCAATCGTGCGTTCTAAAGATACCTTGCCATCATTGATGGCTTGAATAAGGTTATCTGTATCGCTTCTAACAATGTCGTATCCTACAATCCAATCTTTAGGATCAACAATTGTTTTCTGCCAATTCGACGCATTAACTCGACGTTCTGATTCTGTGATTTGTTTTACTTCTTTAAGTTGAGGTTGAGATGCGATTTCTTTGCGACGATCAATAATAGCCCATCCTTTTGCATATGGATCACCAGTCACATCTGCCATCATTTTAATCTCAATAAACTTTCCTCCTCTTGGAAAGTCTTTTAATGGGCTAGATGATTCTTTTTCTGTTCTTAATGACTGCAACCTTTGCGGAGTCATTAGTTTTTCTGGAACAAAAGTAATATTGCCTGTCCGTTTTTCTGTTCCCCTCAAGTTTGCTACTTGCAATGCCCTACTTTCTTGAGGTGTTAGTTTTTGCTCTGGAGCAATCCATGAAGCAGGCGCAACCTCTGCGGCGGGTGCTTCTGTTACAGCAGGAGTCTCGGCTACGGGGGCAGAAATAGTTCTTCCAACTTGCTTGCCTTGCTGCTTCGCCATGATGTCTTCAGTGGGATAACCAAAGATCGTGGATTTATTTCTCTCTTCAAGATAGGCTTTAGATTCCTCAACTGACATCCCGCTTGGCTTTTGCTGTGGAGCTTCCTGTGCTGCTGGCGTTGGGGTTTCCGCTACTATTGCAGGAACTTCTTTTCCAACGGAATTTAAGATTACATTTTGTGCTGTTTCAATGTCTGGCAGACCAATTTGAATATCTTCTTTCTTTCCATTTACGATTCGTTCAGCCCTAAATGTTCCATTAGAAGATTGCTGGACAGAATACCTTGTGTCTCCATCATAGGCAACTCCAGACATTTCAAGCTCGTCTTTAAATTCTTGGTTTACTACGGGTGTTGCAGCTTCTGCGACTGCTACCTCAGTTGGGGTAACTTCGGTAGGTGTTGGCGTAACTGGAGCGGCAACTTCTGTAACTGGAAGAGCAACTTCGGGTGTAGCAGCCTTTTTAGCTTCTTCTACTTTAGCTTTCTCTTCTTGCGTTACCTCTACCCCAGCACGTTTATTCAACTCCGCTTGCATTAGAGTCAAGCGATTCTCATCATCTTGAATTTCTAACTTGAGAGTCCGTGCGGCTGGGTCAGTTGCCTCTAGTACAGAGTAAACTTCTTTCTTATTAACCAAGTTGCTTTGGATTGAGTTTATCGTTTCCGATAATCCTTTACCAACCTCATCAGCAGGATCAATGGAAAGATTAGTTGCTTCTTTGTTGGCTTGGATGTCGATGTTATCTGTAGCAATTTGAACTGGGGTCTTAGGCTTTGCCTCAAATGGTAGTCCAGCCAGCTTTACAGCACCACCAGCACCCATAAACAACGCTTGAGTAGCTAGAGTAGCAGGGGCTACGTCTTTAGCCGCTTGCATGATGCCACCCGGATATTCCGTTGGCGCACCTTTTATCGTTCCCGTTTCAGCGTATTGCTTCGCTGCCATTTCTGGAGCATACTGACCAAGAGCGGTAATAGTCTCTGTGCCTACTTCCGTTGCAGCACCACCGACAATTGCCGCAGACTTTTCAGCTACCTTGCGAGCTAATGTTTTCTCTACAGCTTTAGTGGATTCTTTCGCTAGTTGTGTTGCGGCTTCTTTTCCGAAACCGAATACAAACTTGCCTACTCCAAGTGAAACAGCATTACCTACCGCTTCTGGGCCAGCTTCCCACAATGCGCTTTCTTGTGCTAATGGGAGAAGTTCTTTGTATGCCTTGGCTTTTTCTTCGTCTGTAAGTGGGCTGCCTTTATTTTCTTCTAGTTGTTTAAACGCTCGATACAAGTAGTCTGCGCCTTGCATTCTGTATGATACCGCTCCAGATGCAAGTCCAGCACCAACTGCACCCCCTGCTGGCCCAGCAACGGCAGTTCCAGCGATTCCAGCAGGAATAGCAGCAGCAAGAGGAACTGCACTCGCAGAAAGGGATGGCAACGCTTCTCTCAATGCTCCACCCATTACGCCTAGTTCTCCGCTGGCTTTACGATCTTCTAGTTCTTTTTGAGTTTGTGCTTGGAATGCTAGATCAGCTTCAATAGCTTCACTTTTTTTAGGCATTGCAGTACCAGATACTAACTTCTGGTATTGGGCGGGGATTCCAGTTGCTAATGCTTCTGGTATCCTTCCAATCACACCAATGGCATCTTCCAAGTCCATTGCGGTGCTTTGTAGGAAGTCACCAACCTTATCAGTGGTTGATCTAGGTTGCTGAGTGGAAAAATGGGAAGCTATTTCATCAAGTGAATACCCTTCTGATTTTGCATCATTGAACTTTGGGTCAGCTTGACTTGCAAAACCAAATATTTCATCATCAGAATATCCAGCATCTCTAGCTTCCTTTAGCTTGTCTGCTGTGAAGATCATTAGTTTCCAAATATATCAGCGATTGGTCTGCGTTGTCCAGTTTTTTTAGAAGTAGTTGCTTCCACTTTTTTGATAGGTTGATCAACACGAATAAACCTAGCTTTGTTAATTTGTGCAGCAGTAGTTTGATTTCTAAGAATAAACATATTTCTGAATTGATCATCTGTTAATTCTGTGTTGCCACCATCTACACCTTGTATAGACGCTAGATTGCGTTTTACAACTCGTTTATCATTAAGTACAGCACCTTCTTCTCTTGTCAGGGGTCTTTCCTCTTGAGTTAGATTTACTTTAAGAATATCTCCACCAGCACCTCCAATTAAGTCCCTCAGTTTAGGATCAGCACTTACCGATGAACTTGCACCCTGCCAGTCCTGTAACCACTTTAATGCGTTTTGTGCCTCTGGTTTATTTTGTGCTTCCGGCTTTAGGCTATATGATATTTCACCATCCTTGTTTAAGTTGGCGCCTGCGTTAATCCACTTTTCAAATTCTTTTGGCATCTCTACCGCAACAACTCCCGGAACACCAATAGTTGTATCTGGATTAACAGGAATAACTGCTTTATTTTTAGATGATTGACTTACAAATTTATTAGCACTATCTTGATCTGGGAATAGAATGGATTGATTGTCCATTACAGTCGCTCTTTCCACTACATCAAGATTTTCAAATCTTTGAGAGAACTTCTGAGCCTTTGCAAGAATGGTTTTTGGAGGCAGATATTCTGCTGCTGGTTGTTGTGGTTGCGCTGGTTGTGGTTGGATTGGGCCTTGAGATAATGGTTGCATTTCTGCTGGAGGGGCATTTAAATCAGGTTGTGGCAATTCACCCTCGATTGGCGCATTGCCTCCCATCACTGGCATTCCTTGAGGTTGACCAGCAGCGGAGGCTTGATCTACTGCAACTGGAGTACCTTGATTGTACGCTATATTTTGAGCATCCGCAGGTGGATTATTCAAATTAACCAGCGTTTGATTAACGTCTGGAGCAACCCTTGCTTCACCACCATACCTTTGACCATACATTGCCTCAGTAACTCTTAGACGCTCTTTATTTAGGTAATCATCAGCATATTGTTTTGATAATACTGTCATTTGTTTATTCATGTTTTGAATAAATGGATTAGTTGATGATCCGTATTCAAGTTGAGCATCTATTAGATCACCATAGCCTTCACTTAAATTACCTTTCCCAATCTTATCAAACGCATTTTTATATGTCGTTTGCATTACAGGAAGAACCGCATTTGCTTGATTTTGATATTCTTTAGTTGCTAATGATTGTCCTACTTGTTGCCCTAGTTGCGCAATATTTTCAGATAAAACAGACCAGTTTTTTGACTGCTGCTGTGATCCCAGCATAATTTGTTCAGCGATAGTCATAATATTTTATTTTGTTCTCTTCAATTTAGTACTTGTTTATATTAAACTCTTAGCTGCTCTTGTGTAATATACGCCTCCAGAATCTGTCATTTGTGGAACATATTGCTGATTGTTATATCCAGTAATTGAACCTGCATTTTTAGCAGTAGCGTATTGGTTGTATGCTCCATACCCAGCATTTCCAACTGACGTAAGACCTTGACCAATGCTTGACAACAATTGCGCATTAGATTGGCTTGCTGCAAGATTATTAGAAATTGTGCTTGTTCTTGCTTGGTAGGTTCCTTGCGCTGCTCCAGTTGATGCCCCGTATTGTGCCATCGCTAGATTTGCTAATATATTCTGCTGTTCTAATTGGGCTGCAATTTCGGCCTTTCGTTTGTCAATATCTTGACCTCTGCCAGCTAATCCGATGCTCATTATTTGAGGGGCATTCTGAAGGAATCCTTGCGAAAGACTTTGCCATGCCATGTTGGTTGCTTGCATTCCCCTAGCTGCTTCTCCAATATTTGCAGACGCTGCCCCTGCTGCGCCAATTCCTTGTGCTATATTTTGTAATCCTGCACCTATATTTTGATACCCTTGTGATTCCGCTAAATATCCTTGAGCTATATTTTGTAACCCTGCTCCTCCAGCTTGAAGACCTTGCGCTGCGGCTTGATACCCTTGACCACCAGCTAAATAACCTTGCCCTCCAGCTTGATAACCTTGAGCAATATTTTGGAGTCCAGTTCCAATATTTTGATATGATTGCGCTCCTCCTAAAATCCCTCTTCCCGCGCTTTCTATTCCTTGACCAACATTTACTTGACCAGCCGCAAGTCGAGATGTTTGGTCACTGATATTGCTTATCGCGCTTAATCCATATCTTTGCCTTTCTTCTGCTGCTTGGGCTAGATTTTCAGAAAGCATTCCTTGAGGAACTTGAAACCCTGACGTTCTTCCTGCTGCTGCTGGATTATATCCTGCACCGCCAAATTCAGCTATTGCTCTTGTGATTTGTCGTTTTGTTACATCAGGTAAATCACCAAGTAAATATTTTCCTGCAACATCTCTTGCTTGTTGTAATTGTGGAAGTTGTTGCTTTAACAGTTCACCAGCAGTGGCGTACTGTTTCTGAGATAAATTAAAAAGTTGATTTGCTTGTGCAATCTGCTCTTCAGACCTAAGGAATTTTTGTTCAGATGCTTTAAGTTGCTCGTCCGATTTCTTTATCTGTTCATCCGATTTTTTGATTTGTTCTTCGGATTTTACTATTCTTTCTTCAGCTTTAAATATTCTTTCTTCAGCTTTTTTAAGCTGTTCATCGGACATTTTTAGCTTTTCTTCCGATGAGATAATAGTTTTTCCAGCTTGGTCAAGTAGCGGGTATGCTTTTTGGACTTCTTTATATTGGTCATCAAGTTTGGTTTCCCATTTCTTAATGTCTTCCATTGCTTTTGCCCTAGCATCCCTTGCCCCCGGAACTATAGTTTCTAATTGACTTAGCGTATTTGTAGTCAATAGATTTGCTGCTTTAATGCCTTCTAAAACCGCACTTGCTCTGGCTGGTGACTTAATTGTAGGAAGTCCAGTTTTTTTATTATAAATTATTTTTCCATTCTTGTCTGTTTTATAAACATCTGGTGTTCCTAAAAGAGTAAAGTTTGGTATTTTAATTGATGTATCAATACTAGAAACAGACGCAGAGATAGCTGCGACATTTGCATTGTAAAGAGCGGTTGCTGCCTCTAAATCTTTCTGGTACGTTTTACTTACTTTTCCACCTGCCGCTGCTGCTTTCTTGCTTGCATCAGCGGACATTGCCGATGATGTTATTGATGCTGCAGTGCCTAATGCTGCTATTCCAACTGCTGCTATTCCAAGTCCCATATTATTTAGCCTCCTTATTTAAGTATATGTCCAACCATGCTGATAGCCTTGCATTTATGAAAAAATATACAGAAGCATCGCTAGGTATATTATGTATAATTGCAGTCGCTGCTGTATAACAAGCTGGATTCGGGTATAACATTTTCCCTGTACCATGAATGTACTTAGTTATTTTTTCAATAATAAAATGTATTTCTGGAAAGTTTTTCTCAATATGTTTTGCAACGCCATCCCACGTTGGGTCTGGTTTTCCTTTTGTAAAACTCGTTCCCCATCCCGGTATTTTAATTCCAGCTTCCATATATGCTTTACATAATTCAATTGGATCAGAAGATGACAATACCTCTACTGCATACTTCGTTGGCCCATGTGGGCCACCAAGTGTAGATAGTGCGCCAATTACAGAACCAAGAAAACTTCCGCTTCCTTGGCCTGATATTTTAACGGCAATAGATGAAGGATTATTTCTAAAGGATGACTTATAGTGAGCTTTATTTAGAAGTCCAACTAGCTTTTCTTTGTTTTTCTTTTCGTTAATCATAATCCGTAGTTATTTAATACTTTGTTACGATCAAGTGAGGATGTAAATCCAATAAGGTTATTAAATTTAATATTGTAATCTTTTACTTTTTTATAAATTTCTTGATTAAACTTTAACCCTCCAGACAAATAAGAATACATTTCTTCAATCCTTAAATCAATGTCTTCGTATCTTACAGTTAAAGTTCCTTCGTCCATTGATGCCTTCTCAAGTAGCTCGCTTTGCTTTTTTAGCATTTCATCAACCCCAGTTATTCCTATTTTAGACAATGATTTTATCACGTCATTCACGTTTCTTTTTATAACAAGAACTCTAGGGTTAAGTTTATCCTTTAATTCTTTTAGTCGGAATACTTGTGCTGTATCACAGCTACCAATCCCTTCTGTTTTTATTTTGCTAATAGCATCTTCAAATGAATCTGATTTGGCTATAAGTTCATGCTCGCATGGAAGTCCAGCTAGTGTTAGATATAGTGATAACCAAGCTGTTCTACTTCTAGGAAACGATAAAACAATAAAATTTCTTTTATTTTTCATCGGTATAGAAAGTAGTCATTCGGTGATGGTGATAGCAAGTCAGAACCAATTAGGTTTTCTGCTCTACTATAATTGGCAAATCGAATTGGCCCTGCCGTTGGAATCTCTGTGTTTTCCATTTCCTTTTCTTGCTCTTGGACTGCCAACGAAAGGTTCTGCAAGTACTCTTGCGCCTTCCTGTTTTCGCGGGAGTTCAATGCAAGGATGGCATAGATCATCGCATCCGGGGTAAACTCTAAAAGTTCTTTAGGATCGGTTAGATCAAAGTATTTTTTAGATGCGTAAAGCGTAATGCACTCGCACGTTCTTGGGGCCGTAAACCTACGGAATGTAGGGTGAGCATCACTTGGTTGGTAAATCGCTATTAGCGTCCTAGCTTCAAGGTAAGTGTCGTATGCATATACGCGAATCCTTCCTTTAGTTACTGGCTTTGTTACTGCCCTAATTCCTTTTACAAAGAGTCCAGAATTAGTTAGAGTTGGTGGAATCTCTGCCGTTACTTTGACTTTATGATAAGTATCATATTCGTCTTGCGCTTCAAACATTAACTCTACCCCTGCGTCTTCTGGCTCTTCCACCATCACTCCAATTTGATATGGGCGTGAAGTATAATCTCTGAATAATACATGAAGACCACCCACTTCTGTGATACCTCTGTGGCAGGATTGCTCTGGTCGAAGTGCAAGCGCATTGGTTGCGTTAAACCACTCGTCAGATAGTGATGCCGCTTCATCCCCAATCCATGCAAGTTTGATTTGCTCATAACGAGACGGAAGCGTGAAGCATTTATCTACACAACAAATCTGAACGTACTCTTCTTGAGTCGTCCATGCTCGTTTATTCCATAGTAGTCTTCGTGCTTGGTTTACTGCCTTGACTCCACGCTCGTATGAACAAGTGCCTGAGTCACCGACAAAACCCTTCACTAGCTCTACCATCTCTTCGAGGGTATCAGCCATAGGGATTATCGTTACCGATAATTATTTTCCACCAACTGGTTTTCCAGATTTTGGGAGTGGTGCGCTGGAGTATGGGTTCTTACCAGAGTTAGGTGGATTAGAATTACCCATTGGTGTTCCGATTTTGCCACGGGTTGGTGCGCCACCGCTAATGAGTTTTGGGTCTGTTCCGTTTAGTACTGTCATAGTATTAGTTTTCTTTATGGCTTTTTGATTACGCAGTATGTACCGCCATCCAGTCCACACTCGTTATTTCCGCAATGTTATTTTCAATGCGGATAGAAAATCCTGTAGTTGTTTTACTTCCATTAACCAAAGCAAATAGCGGTGTCGCTTGAGTTCCAATAGTAGCATTACAGATTGGAGTAATTGAAACGCCATAGGTTGCACTTGGCAATGCAGTAAATGTTACTGTGCGAATTGAATCTCCAGTAACAACAGATGTTACCGTTCCATACTTTGCTTTAGTCGATGAAATTGCGTTTACTTGAACCGTAAGCGCATCAACTTGTGTTGTAAGTGATGCAAGCTCTTGATTGATTGCATCAATTTCCGCTGGAGTTACATCACCCAACCCCGGTACATTGATCGTTCCATTAGAAAGAACTTCATCAATAAATGCTTGAAATACATTTTGCCAGTTTCCAGATGGACAAAAATCATCTGGAACATTAGGGAATGTAAGGGCCGGGCTTGAATCTTGATTGTCCATAGCAATTAATTCACAATACTATATTGCCAATATTTTTCTTGGCAACACAAAAATGGTTCGCATTCTTGGTTTTCTTCTGGGCAATCGCCAACTGGTGAATCATCATTATTTTTAATGTTTGCCATCAACCTTAATCGGTCAACAGTAGCCGATCCAATGAGGTTAACTTTGATTTGAAATTCGCTTCCTTCCACTGATGGGATTCCTGCTAGATCATTGCATTCGCTAGAGTCAGGAGTATTGAACTTATAGCGTTTATAGCGATTACCATTCTTTTGTGGGACACACTCTGTTACGTTTGGAGAACAGGGGTTGCAGCCAAATGTAGTAGGAACCTTTAGTTCTGACCAGCATGGATTTGAATCAGCCCTGTAATCAACGTAGCTTTCTACTTCACCTTTTATTTGACTTAACCACATTTCTCCACCAGTAATTTTTTTGCGGAGGAATTTGTTTGTTGCTTGGCTTTTACTAAAATCATATCTTCCACTAATAAAAAATGATTCAATTTTTCTAGTTCCATTTGGCCCAAAATCTTCAGTTTGACTTATTGTAAATTCATAAAGTCGATTTTGGTTATCTTTATCAAATGAAAAGGCAAATGCTCTTTTTTCATTTTTAATAAAACCAGACAATAATTGAGTTGGTCTAATTCCAGTCCAGAGTCCATTCCATCGAAATGACATTTCTGCGTCAGGAGATGGTGATGAAGATTGATCAAGATCAAGAACAATCATTCCCCTATGGAATCGGTTTAGACCTTCTACACCTTCGGTTCTTTGCGCTTGTGGCGCAACAGTACTTATTAGATAGTTGTTAAAGAATATAGTAGAAGAAAACTGTTTTAACCAAGGTGTATCATTTTGCACCCATTTATTTACTTCCCTAGAAAGTTTGCGAAGCGAAAAGTATCTATTAAACTCGGATTGGGTATTTGAATAGAATGCCCAACCATCATGTGATCTAAACCAAAGTTCCGAGTTTGCTAGTGTTATGTATGGTGACACACACCCACGCCCTAGTAGGGATATGCGCTGAATATTTGATGTTGTCCATTGCGCTCTTGGCAGTGATACATCCATTGAGAATGCCCCATTACTTGTCAGAACAACAAGCTGACCTTGACCACGCAAATTTAATCCGATTTCTGGCATTACTTTCATGCCAGTAATTGTTCCCATTGTTGCTGGAGTTGCAAATGCACCACCGCCTGACCAATAAATTATCTCGGTAAAGTTTCTGGTGTTCTTTGTATCCGTAAACCCATTCCCGTAAATGATGTCAGATGCATAGATGTTATTATACTTGTCGGAAACAAATACCCTTCCGAACGCATATTCCATTATTGTACCAATTGGCATCTGACCAGCAAATGGGTCTAACCTTTCAGCATTTAAACTTAAATCTCCATTCCATGCAATAGGTAGGTTATATCCGTTTTGGATATACACCCAGTCTTCTGCTTGGACGAACCATGTGTGCATTTGTCCGGGATCATTCCATGTCCATTTTAAAGGTGTTGGAAGGATGTATGCATACGCTGAATTATTATCTATTTTAAGGAAATAGATTTTACCAGATACCGCTATTAACAATCCATCTGAAGTGGTATAGTTTGTCGATCTATAAGGAAATGACCCCTGAAAACTCCCATTTAGAATATCGGTAACAACAGTTTCACTTTGACCTGTCCCGACTTGTATTTGAATATTTCTAATACTTGGTCTAGTGCGATTAACTCCTCCTCGGAATGTTCTATTAACTGATTCTGCAACAAAGGATTCTGGTAGATACGATGGGTGTGTATCTGCATCTTGTGCTATGACACTTGTGAATCCATCAAAAACTGATCCTTCAGTTGGCATTAGTGTTTTTCGACTTCGCTACATGGCTCGATTGTTGGAGGAACAAGCTCTCCATCTTTTACAATCCAACCAACATTTGCTATCTCACTTGGTAGATAAATGTCAGCTTGACTAGATGACCAGACGGCATCAGCTTCAATTATATTTTCAACTACGTTATTTGTGATTTTAACAAATCTCATACATTGTATTTAATAATTACAACTCCGCTCCCACCATTGCCACCCGAATATGAAGATACTCCAAAAGCTCCAGATGTTCCACCGCCACCGCCACCTGTATTTGCCAAACCATTTCCTGCTGCACGTTTGATTACATTAGTTGAACCCGGGTATAATAATGCAGACCAACCACCGCCACCTTTACCGCCTTGACCTACTAATGAGTCAACAATGTTTAAGTTATAAACAGCACCGCCGCCACCTGCATAATATACTGGAGAACCTGTAATACTGTTTAGTAATCCATCTCCTCCTTTTGCTCCATCTGATGCGGTAGTACCATTATCTCCAACCATACCACCACCGCCACCAGCACCGGGGCGACCACTAATAGATGATCCACCAGAATATCCTTGGCCAGTTATATTTGTTCCTCCTGCTTGAATTGTGCTAGCAGTTGTAAATGAACCTCCTCCTGATCCGCCTGATCCTGCTGCATTTGCACCAGAAGTTTCCGAGTCAGCGCCATATCCTCCACCAACACTTGATATTGCGCCAAATACAGATGATCCCCCATTTCCAGCAGCAGTTCCCCTAAAAATCCCTCCTGTGCCACCAGCACCAATAATTACACTTATAGTTGAACCCGGAGTTACACCATAATTTGAAAAATAAACAATTCCACCACCACCGCCACCACCGCCTCCATATTGAACGGAAGTATCTGTTGCGCCACCGCCACCGCCACCACCGACAACGAGGATTTCACTAATAGTGTTTACATTGCTAGGAACAGTCCAAGTTGTACTTGTAGTAAATACTTGCGTTATTGTGTTTATTGGTGGGGGTGGAACGCTATCTGAAAATCTTTGTTGATACGCTGTTTCCCATTGTGTTCCATCATACCATTCAAAAATACCAAGTTGGGTATTATAATAAATGCTTCCAGCAGTAGCTGGGGATGGTCTATTTGCTGTGATTCCGCTTGCTACACGATCCGCTGTTACTATTGATCCTTGAGCTACAGCAGAAACCCACGCTGTACCATTATACCATTCAAATATGTTTGTATCTGTATTATAGTAAACAAAGCCTTGAATCGGCGGTGTTGGTCTATTTGCTTGTGGCCCTTTATTTATTAGGCCAAAATAGTTTTGTAGGTTCATACTGTAAATATTTTCCAAGTTACTCCATTGAAAATGATTGTGAACATTTTACCACTTATGTTACAAACAAGGTCTTGAGATAATCCATCTATTGTTTGTCCGTTCCTACCAATAGTTAGATTATTTGTTGCCCATACACCACCTCTATCTGCAATCACTGCAAAACTATTTGCTGGTGGAGACGCTGGTAAAGTCAATGTAAATGCGCCAGACGTTGTATCTGCAAAAATTTGTTGCCCTGATACTATCGTCGCATTTGAATTTACTGTAACCCACTTGACAGACGTTGGTGTTTCAGTCTGGAATTGAGGAAATCCACTTGAATTGATTTTAAGAAACTGACCTGCTGTTCCAGTAATCCAAGCAACAGGAGATGTTGGAAGCTCTCTTGATAAAACACCAGCCCCCGCTGGATAAGTATTAGTCGATTCTGTAATCCATTTTAATTTATTATCAGTAGTATCATAAGATAGAATTGATGTGATTGTAGGATTAGATAGCGTTTTTTGGCAGGCAGCAGAGTCTTCTACTAAGATGCGTTTTCCGTTAGAAGTCAGTTCAAGTGGCTCACAAAGTAATGGAAATTCAGCATCACAAGGTGGTGCAGGAGTACATGGCGTCATAATGTTTTAGGTTTATTTGTTAATGACATAATTTTTATGGTTTAGATATGACTGTCAGTGTGCTATCCAAACAGAATCTATAACCAAATCCGCTATTCAAAGCTGGTGTTGTAACTTGAAAACCAAAACTGTCAGTAGTAGCAATGCAACCAATAACTTTTCCTTGTTGTGATCCAAGGCTTGTACTTGCTTGTGAAACAAATGACCTAGTTCCAGCAGAACAATTTCTAATTGTTGCTTGGTTTGTAACCTTGCCAAAAGACCCTATAGCTGTTGCAAATGAATTATTCCCAGCAACGCAATTTTCATATCTTCCAGTTATGATAGATGTAGTTAAAATAGTCGGGTTAATGCAAGCGAACGATTGATCGTTTGATGTGCAATTATAAAATGAAGAGTTAAAATAAGGTTGAGTGCTTCCTGTATAATATCCAAATGATTGCGTTCCCAATGCAGTGCAATCAATAAATGTTGTTAGAGAACCTGCTCCACCAGCAGTAAGTGCTGGTTGAACTGTAAATTTGCCAGCACCATTATTGTCTGCTTTCAATCCACTAATTTGTCTTATCATAGTTGTTACTGGAACATCTATAACCGTATTAGTATTTATATTCGATATTACTACAGATGGAGTTCTATACGATGCCCCTAGTCCAATAACATCAGTGTACTCTCCATTTAATGATAGCGTTGCTGTAATTGTATATGCACCCGGCATTATTAATAGTGCAGACCTATTGCTGGGGCTTGTTCCAAGTGCTTTTGCTGCTGCATATTTCGCAATAAGATCGTCGCCTTGTTTTGCAGTAACTATATTAGCGGCAGTTATACCCGGTGATAAAGCAGCAATGGCATCAGCAACCAGTTTAGGTGACATCATCCTATTTGTTGTCAGTACTCCAGCTTGCATTTCTGGAATGCTTGCTTGTGTCATATCTTGGATATTTGGAAGCCCAACACTAGCCTTTGTGATCGATACGACACCTGTTAGTCCATTTACACTTAGTACTGGGGATGATGGGTACGCTAACTGAGTCCAACTTCCAATGCTTGTTGTTGGAGTTCCAGTAATAACCCATGTCGTAGATGTGTCTGTTCTAATACAGAAATCTCCTTGCTGTCCAGTAAGGGCCAACATTGCCGCTTGGTTTGCTACGGAACCAAGATATGCTGTTACTGATATAGCTGGAATCTGACTAGGCAGTAGTTTACCTCCAGCATCAAGTGTTGCAACTCCGTTTGGAGTGTCTAGTGATGCAAGTGGAACGTATGTTCCAGAACCACCAACCGGGCCAGTAGCTCCGTCTGGGCCTGTCGCTCCAGTTGCTCCGTCTGGCCCTGTAACTCCAGTTGCTCCGTCTGGCCCTGTAACTCCAGTTGGGCCAGTCGCCCCATCAAGTCCAATGACTCCAGTGGCTCCTGTCGCTCCTATTCCTGTAGCACCAGTGCCACCAATTGGGCCAGTTGCTCCTGTAGCTCCTATCGGGCCACCAGATGGGCCAGTTGCTCCTATAAGATTGTTGATTGAAACAATCACTATATCTGATCCAACTGGATCAGGTGATGCCATTGTTAGAACGTACGGTGTTCCTGACGCGATTGTATAACTATTAGGGTCTTTAACAATACCATCTACCGTTACTATGAATGATGTTGAGAATGTTGTTGCAGCACCACTAATATTGAAATTAGTTGTAGTTCCATCTCCAGTATATGCCCATCGGATTCCACCGCCATTGTCTCTTTGGAAACAAGCAGAGTTAGCGCACTCAGATGAGATTCTTGCATAATATGCTGCGCGGTTTGCTATTTCATTCATTGCCGCCTCACTTGGGCCGCATGGATTGCATTTAGAACTTCTGGAATTTCCGCAACTCATAATATATTTATCGTTAACGATAGTTTAGGTTTAGTCAAGTATTTTCCACTAATAGATAGGGAATTGTCTTTTGGTTGTATCTACTCATTTCTGAATAGACTAAATTGATGAATCCATCCCATTGTGGCGGGTAGATTGTTTGGCATCCCAGCGAGCTAGTCGCATTGTATCCACCCTTATGTATGTTAATTGCTATCCCCATAGAATCGCCTTCACCATCTCTTGTAACAGGCATTTCTTCTTTTGGGTTAGCAGGTCGCAACGCAGGGTAGCCACCTCCGGGTTTAGAGATACCATGATTTCCTTTACGATACCTATGAACACCAGTCTTGAGTACCGCAATACCTTTTTTATAAACCGTTGGGTCAGTATTAGCGTTAAACGTAGCATGGACGCTTGGTGATAAAAGTATGATCGCATCATCGTATATGCCTCTTTGATTGCCAGATGGTTGAAAAGTTTCAGAGTAATACCCCCTAATGCCGATTAAAACAACACGATCTACAATCCCTGATTTTATCACCATCATCAGGGTCTTTTCTTTCGCTTGCTGCGGTCTGGAGTTTGGAACCATTATTTACTAGAGTCTTTGGCAAGAATAAGTCCAACTCCAGCAGTGATTGCTGCAAAAAGCAATCCAATATCACCAAGCGTTCCGCTGATCAAAAATTCTTTTCCTGCTTCTGAAACTGCCGCAAGAATAGTAAATACTCCAAGTAATGTAGTTTTCCAATTTGTTGTCATTTTTTTAGTCCTTTGATTTCTGGTAGTTCATAACAAAATTTTCCGTATTGCGTTTCCACACAAATATTTGGTTGTCCGAGTGCTGAACACCCAGTTAGGAGTGCCATTCCCAAAAACATAAATGATAGTAGTATCATTGCTAATGCTATTTGTTTTGCGTTCATTTTTTAATTATTTGTTTTGTCATGTAGATGCACGTTAGGACACCTGCAATAATACTGATTATTCCACCAGTCACTCTAATTGACGCTTCTATTTCTGGTAACATACTTACTATAAATCCTGTGGTCGATATGATCGTACCTAATACTCCGTGGCTGGTGGCGTTGTCGTTCATACGGTTGGTCTTGAGTTTTTATATGGATGCCCGGCTGGAAGTAAAGAAACTAAATTCCACTTCCATGCAAGGTATCCTTCCATTTTTTGTCTATCTGTTGTTGTTAAAGTTGATCCATAAGAAATAATTTCGCATACAACTCCATCCCACGGAGAAGCGATTTCACGCAATGTTCCAATTCCATATCCACCAACCCCAACCGCACTTGTTGCGTTTGCTGAAATAAATCCAAGTGATGTATTTAGTTGCGGAAGAACTGTTCGACTATTTAAATCGGCGGATACTTGCGTTGCATTGAGGAAGAATGGCCCATTTAGATATGAGTTTGCTGTCCATGCTTGTGTTACTCCAGTTGAAAATAAACAATTTCCGTTTGCGCTGCCACCACTAATAGCAGCAGAAAATAATGTGCAAAACCCAGTCGATGCTGAAAAGAATGCCGTTCCCTGTTCGTATTTACATAGAATGAATACATTCCTAAAATCTCGAACTGTTAGTCTATCAGTAGAAAATAGACGTTTGCTTCCAGTAAATCGGATTGCATTCAGCCCATCAACATTTGTAAACGCTGGTTCTTCTCCAGTATTAGGAATAGCATGGTTTGCCAAGCTAGATTTATCTCTCCATTGAGTTACAGATCCGCTGCTAATTGTCAGCGCATTTGAGTCTGCAGCATCAAGCCACAAGTTTATCGTTGCACTTGCATTGGTAGGACTCCAGTATGTAACTGGCAGAGGTATAGCATTGCCTAGTGAAGATGGAATAAATGCGACTTGTTTAGAGCAAACAACAATGGTATTTGTGTATGTGATTTGAGCGTAAGCAAAAACATATCCATTAATGTTATTACATGGCGTCTGTGCGCTCCATGTTCCGTTCCCGTTACTCGTTGTAGTCGCAGCAATCCATGTTCTGTTTTGCCAATCTGACGTCTCAAGAGCATAGTAAATTTGAATTGCTGAAACATTTGCTGCGTCAGATGGCGCAACAGTTGCCATCGGATAGCCAGCATTTACTCCAGATGGAACGAGACTTGGAATAGTATCTGGATTGCTAGGCCAAGTAGCAATTGTTCCTTTTAGTTTATGGTCGAACCAAAGCTGAATGTTTTGTGTAAGTCCAGTAATGTCGTGATTAGCATTTGCTCGAAAAGCATAGCTTCCAGTTACTGGAGATATTTCAAAGTTTCGGAATCCACGATCAAAGTTTCCATGGAAATCGTTTGTTGATGTCAACCAAAGAACAGGAGCCTTTGCGCTTTTTGCGTATGCCTGCGATTCAAGCGTGGAAATGTAGTAGTTGTTTCCTTCAACAAATGTCGGCTCAACATAAGGAATTGTGTAAGGATAAACACCAAATGTTTTCCAGTAGTGAATCCATCCGTTACCAAATTGAGCGATGACAGCTTTAATGTCTGGCTCAATGCACATACTATATGCGATCTGACCACCCCAAGAATTACCCCAAAATCCAATCTTGGTAGTATCAATGTCAGCAGTCAGAGACTTTACATAAGCAAGAACTCTGCGCGGAATCGCATACCAGTAGTACATATCCTGATTGCGGACATCAGCAATGCTGGCAACCGAAACTTGGCTTGCGTAGTTTGCGTTGGGATTTACATTTTGGTTTAGACGGTTTAATGCTGCTGGATAAAGCGTCATTAGCGTCGATGGATAGCTGTATGTTCCATTGAATGTTCCGCGCCAGTCGTATTGGATAACGGCATAACCAAGATCAGCATAGTTAGTATAATCAGCAACGCTTGCGCCCCATCCATTGGTAAAAATAAAACATGGAAGATTTCCTTGACCTTGAAGCGTAGTTTTTACTTGATACTTAACATAAACCCTAATTAGATGCCCATTGATTGGCATATCAATAAACGAATCTTCTGTTAGAATTTGATTAATTGTGACTGATGAAATTACAGTTTTATTAAACGCTCCAGCAGATGGATCGTAGTTGTTGTATCGTGATCCAACAGTCCAAATGGAATTTACATCTGGCGTAACTTCAGTATTCGTATCCGCACGATACCAAGTTCCACTTTTAGGATAAACTATCGATTGGCTATTAGTGCCTTGCTTGCCAAATCCAGTTGCATCTGGACTATAAGCAGTCGTTCCATCATTAAGAGTTGTTGGAAGATCGTTTACAGAGGCATTTATTACCGCTGGGTTTTGGAAGAATCCTAGTTTTCCAGATATAGGGTCAAGTCGGAATGGCATCGCTAAAAGTAAGTTGTTACAATTACGATACCTTGTGCGCCATTTCCACCAGCACCAGAGAATAGCGCAGCATTCACCGTCCCTTGGCAACCGCCGCCTCCGCCGCCACCACCATACAGCCCTCCATTGCCTCCTGCTCCTGCGTTTTTAGTAAACGCACCAACCCCGCCAGAACCGCCGCCACCGCAATGCAGATAGCTATTCATGCTTGTTCCATTGCTACCATTTGCGCCTTCGACACCAGATGAAGTGCTTATTCCGCCAATTAGATTATTCCCAAGCACCCATTGACCGGAGCCACCATTGAAGAAAGAAGTTGAGTTAGCACCACCTCCGCCACCAGCACCAGCACCAGAAATTAAAGCCGATCCACCACCAGCACCAACGGCTGTGCTTCCACCAGCACCTCCACCGCCAGATGTATTAACATTTCGACTGCTTGCTGTTCCGGCATTACCATTATTTCCGTTTCCACCACCACCACCAGCAGCATACACCCAAGGATTAAGAGCGTTTCCACTAATCGCTCCAAAATAAGTATGGAATCCATCTCCGCCCCAGATGTTTTGTGAGTTGACTTGGTTAGTGCCTGTTCCGCCAACTCCCTCAATACCAACAATAATTGACTCAGTTGATGACAATAAAGATGCAGGTAGTTGAGTTCTAAATGTCAATCCTCCTCCAGCACCTCCTCCACCACCAGAAACTCCTGCATTAACTCGTCCGCTAGAACCAGCACCACCACCAGCGATGCAAAGAACATCAACAGACTTTGCGCCAGTTGGTTTTGTCCAAGTGTATGTATTTGCAGCAAAATGTATCGTTGTAGCAATGTTTCGATCAGAATAATTATATGTAGCATTACTAGAAACAGTAATTGTTGTTCCAGCAATGTTTGTAATTGTTGTTTGCGTTCCGCTTGTGTTCGATGGCAAGAATGGTGCTGAAATAGCCATTCCAACAACCATGTTTGCATTGTTAGCTACAGTAATTACATTGCTTCCAGAAGTAAATGCAGTTGCAGTCGTTGTGTATAGTGTTCCGCGAGTAAAAACTTGAACATCAGTTGGGGTTGCTGGCCCTGCTGGGCCAGTAGCACCAGTTGCACCTGTGGAGCCTGTAGAACCATTAACTCCTGCTACACCCGTTGCGCCCGTCGATCCCGTAGAACCTTGGATGCCTTGAATGCCTGTTGCTCCTGTAGCACCAGTTGCTCCAGTTGGGCCAAGTTGGTTATACATCACTTGCATTACTGTGATGATTACAGATGGAATTGCTGGTGCAGGAGCTATAGATGTATTGTGGTCAATGGCAATATTAGTATTATCAGTTGACCACATTATCTGCAAGTAATCACCAGCAGCAAAGTTATCCATGAAATCCCATGCTGGGACTGCATATTTATTATTTGGAGATACTGTTATACGGGTTGCAGAATCTGGAATATCTACTCCATTTTTTTGGAACCAAATTTGCACTGTTTCACCCGGCCCTCCACCACCGTTGTTGTGAAGTTGTGCAGAGAATTGAATGTCGTATGTTCCAGCAACAGTAAATGTAATTTGTGATCCACTAACGACAGATATACCATTTTGACCAATGATATTATTCACTGTCATTGGATATGCCGTGCTTACCAACGCTGCTATTTGATCGACATTAGAGTAGTACGACCCATAGTATCCAGACGCACCTCCAGCACCAGTCAATCCCGTTGCTCCAGTAGCCCCTACTCCCGTTGCTCCAGTAGCTCCATTTGAACCAGATATCCCAGTGGCCCCAGTAGCACCAGTTGCGCCATTAGTTCCTGCTACACCCGTAGCACCAGTCGATCCCGTTGAGCCAGCACTACCAGTTGTTCCTGTGGCTCCTGTGGCTCCTGTGGCACCATTACTGCCAGCCAATCCTGTGGCTCCAGTTGCGCCTGTCGATCCTGTCGATCCAAATAGGCCAGTTGCACCGACCAAACCAGTTGCGCCTGTCGCTCCGCTTGCCCCAATCCCTGTTGCACCCGTACTGCCAGATGCGCCCGTAGCTCCAGTTGGGCCACCAGATGGGCCAGTTGCTCCAGTTGAACCAATAGCGGATGCTCCTGATCCTAGAAAATCTAGTTTACCAGTAAAAGGATTGAATGTAAGGGCCATATTTTATGGGTAGGCTACAGTTACACCAGTCAGATTTGCGTCATTCGTTGTCGGAGGCTGAACAGCGTAAGTGAGGGTTAGTGTTGCTACAACATTTCCAGTATTTTTATACTGGACTGTTGAAATGTTATTTGTAGAACCATAGTACGCAATCACAATTTGATCATAGGCAGGAATATCAAATCCTGCGATCTGTTTTATGGATTCGTAGATATTAAAGTTCTGCTGGTCTAAAGCTAGATCAGTAAAGCAGGGTTGTGAGATTACCATAGGATTGTTATCGTTAACGATAATTAAAGCGCAGCAGCTAATGCTTCGTTTGTAAGAAACAATTGCTGGTCTTCTGTTTTTTGTACAAAACAATTTTCAGATACAGGAGTAAGTGAACCTTTTGTAGCAAGAGCTAGATAGAATTGATAAAGTCTAGAAGCATCGCTAGCCGCATCGAAACAACCAAAGGTAATTGGAGTAATGCCAGCAGCAGCAGAAACCGTAATGAGAAGAGGGTAAAATTTGTTGTGGTAAGGAAGTGATGTAAAGCAAGCCATAATTAAAAAAGAGTTATGGATAGGGAGGGATTGACCTCCCCACCCAATAATTGGGGAATGGGTTAGTAGTAGATACCAACAACGTAGGCATTCACATAAAGTGCGCCAACACGTCCAGCGGTATCTGCACCAGAAACTACGTTAACACCAGCGTTTGCATAGGTGAATGTAGTCGAATTAACAACAGTAACTTCAGCTTGAACATCATTGAATGTAGTATCGGTCATGCTGGCAATCGTGATCGTGTCACCCGTGGAGAAACCATGAGCAGCACCAGTTACGATTGTAGCAACGCCCGAAGTACGGGAACGAGTTGCGGTAGCTTGTCCAGCACCAACAGTTGATTTCAACAAACGGAGTTTGCTAGAACCAGTGATAACATAAGGATTAGCAGCAATCGCAAGAGGATTGTAGCGACCTTGGTTGTCAAGAGCGTCAGTGATGGTGAGCGAAGCTGTGATGTCCTGCCCTGTGGTTCCGTTGTCAACGATCACGATTGGATCGGTAGCAGTGGTTCCGCGAGCGTAGGCAGTCTCCAGCACAATGCTTGTTGGAAAGAACTTGGTGTCTTGGTCATTAAGAACCAAGAGATCAGCGTCTCCAGCAGCGAGAAGGTTAACGGCAATCGGGCCAAAAAGGTTAACCCGATCATAAGCGAGTGGTCGTTTATTAGACATATATTTTATTTAAGGTTGTGGGGAGAGGCTTAAATAAGCCCCTCCCCTATTTAACTTAGGAAGGCACAACAATGTCACCTACACCAGCGCAGCTATAGCAATCCTGATTGTTCTCAGGAACGATATAAGTCTGCACTTCGCAGCAGGAACCATAGAGGTTCTTGCTCTTAGGCATACGATGCAAGAAGCTATGCATAATGGTTGGGTCTTTTACCTGTGCAGCAAGACGGAATTGGGCCTGATAGAAGCCCGATTTACGCCAGCGGTTGCACTCCCAATCTGGGTTCTTCCAATCCCAATCACCAGCGTAGTTCTGGGTTTGTTGCTGGGCTTGTCCATAACCAGTCGAGGAAGGCATTGTCCATTTTACCATTGCCTTGTTAACCATGGCAACCGAGATACCGAAATCGGCATTGCGGTAAGCGCGGTTAGGAATGTATGCGCAACCTTGCTCAAGAACAGTCTTGATGTAGCGAGGAATACGAACAAGGCGAGGCCATGTTGCAGGATCAGCTTCATTGAAGGCTGGAAGTGCATTATTGAATGCCGTGTCAGCATTGAAACGAGCGGAGTTGATGTCGTAACCGAAGGCGTAGTCGCCGATGATACGATTGATGCCGAGTTTCAAACGAGTAAGACGCTCATCGAAATCGGTGTTTGCATCCCAGTAACCGTTGTTACGCTTGGCTTGGAAGTAAAGCGCACGTCCAACTTGTGGGTCAGGGATAACGATGTCGAGCAAAGGCTGACCAGTCGCATCTTGGAGGTCAAGGCGGAAAGCGTCATCTTCGTCTTGGAGGTCAACGAGTGCATCGTCGAGCATATCAAGCGAGAGATAAGCAATCTTACCAAGGTCAGCAGCGGCGATCTTAACGCGAAGTGCGCAGAGGTCGTAACCAGCTTCGTTGTTGATGGTATGCTCAGGTACGAACCATGCGCCGTCATCGACGAGTCCGCAATAGGTTCCGTCATCCGTAGTGATGCCCATCCATTTGTGGCCGGAACCACCGATGTAGTTGGAACGAAGGAACTCTTCGTGGACGTTCTTAGTGATACGAGCATTCGACTCTTCAAACTGAAGGATTTCTTCAGCAGGGAACAAGCGGTAGAGCAAGCTCTCAACGCAAATCCAGTCAGTGGTCATTTCCTTACGCAGCAATTCAAAAGTGTAGGACTCAGTGCCGGGGCGTTGAATCACTTCTGGTTTGCTATCGCAAGAATCAGTCTCGCAGTAGGTGTCAGTGATCTGACGGAAAGGGGTGCAAGGATCGTGGAATCCACGTCCGAAACGGAATGCTTTCTGTTCAGTTGTATGGTTAAGAGGCCATGCTTGCTCCTCGAAACGGGTAAAATATGCCGAGTTAGTTACGAGTTTCTTAACATAGAGGTCGTTGAAATATTCGCGGCCCTCGCGGAAGAAACTGTCAATCTCAGCACAACTATTGAAGTAGAGTTGATCGCTCATTGATTTTTATTTTATTTAGTTTGGTTTGGTTTTGCACCGCAAACTAAACCATGAGGAATAGCAAGCGAGTGCTTGGTTTCCTCTGCTGGACTCAACCCAGAGTTTTTATCTGTCCAGAAATCGTTTTTCATGCGAGGTCGATAACTCGCCAGCCAGAGTGCGGCTGAATCCCTAATATTATCGTAAACGATAATTTCGGCTATCTCTTACACGCAAGATAATGATCTTACTTAATGTGTCAAGAGATTATTTTAAAAAAGTTGGGGGAGGTAGCTCATTCTACCTCCCCCTTATGACAACCAGAATTAGGAATGTGGGCTATGCTGTCAATCGTGATTGCGGAGAAAATCTTGCGATCTTCGCTGCCAGTCCCTCTGTCATGCTCATTCTTGGCTTCTGGGAATCTGATGTACTAGGAGATGAGGATATTTTTGATGACCCTTTTAATTGTGCAATGTAATCATCCTTTTCTTTCACCATCTCTTGGTATGCTTTTAACTGAGCTTGAATCTTCTGATATGCCCGGCCTTGATGAATCAAGCGGTTCATGTCTTCAACAGATGCCTGATCATTGCTTTGCTGTGTAGCTGCAAGAGCAATAGCTTCGTCCCTGCTAAGATCATACTTGATTCCCTTTTCCTTCATATACTCAGAAATAGAATCTGGAACTGATGTTGCATTATCTATCTCTTGCTGTGTATTCTTATAACTCTCACGCCACTGGTTTAAATACTTGTTTCGCCCTTCTTGCTCTTTTTGTTTAGTGGTCTGAATGATGTTGTTTTTGGTTTCTTGAAAGTTAAGCAGGGCAGAATAATGATTTTGGGTTGCTTTGATCCAACTATTAACTTGTTCTGCAAACTGGTACTGTTTAAATTGTGAGAGCGAGTTCGTAATTTCTTCAAACGCTTGATCTCGGTCAGCCTCTGCATCTCTACGACTTTCTTCGGATGTTGCATTGAAGACGGCAGAGTTTGCATTAACGGCACGATTGAATGTTGAAAGAAGAGTTGGATCATTCGACAACAAATTTCTTGCACCGTGATAAGTGTTTTTAATGGGTTCAAGATAATTTTTTTGATATTCTGGATTTGTTGTAATATCATGGAAATCAAGTTTGCTTCGCAAGTCTTTGATTTCATCTGAAAGCTGTTGCTCAACTTCTTGTTTTTCTTGACTAGCCCTATTAAGTTGCTCTTGATAGTGATTTGTTTCTGCGGTAGATTTTGATTCGGAAACCAATCTTTCAAGTTCTTGGATTTTAGTTTCAAACTTTGGAACTTCGTCTCGCTTGTACTTCTCAAGCTCTTCTTTGAGTTTCCTGTTTTCTTCGATTTGTCTTTCAACAAAACCTTTTTTCTTGCCCGTCCTGTCGGAAGTGATTTCGGCTTCTGTAATGCCTGCTGATTCTTCTGGTGGTTCTTGTTCATTATTTTTTGGCATCCCTAACATCGGATCACCCATGTTAGTTCCACTAGGTTTCCCATCGTCGGTTTGTTGTTTGCTGAACTTCTTCAAGAAGTCAGATGTGTTACCTTTAATTGGAACTTGGGGTTTAGCCTGTAGTTCCTTAATTACTTCTGCTGTGTCGGTTGTTTCTGCCATAAATTAGTTTTCGTCAAGGTCTGGGTCAATTGTGCTATCTTTTGCTTCTTTATTTCTTGAAGTAGATTTTGCTTTTTTAAACTGTCCTTGTTCCTCTGTTCCAATAGCATCAATAGTTTTGATTGCATGGATTAGTGTAGTTACTCCGTCTGGTGGATTTACGTTTAGCAGTAAGTATGCTTGTAGTTTGTTCCAATCTTCGTGTGCTGTAATTGCAGCGCATAATGATTTTATTTTTTCTGTTGTCATTCTTGCATTGGTGTAATGTTATCCTCAACTTCCTCGTCTGGTGTATTTCCAGATGTAGCCATCTTTGCCTTTTCCTTTTGGATTTCTTGGCGAGCTTTGGCTTTCTGTAGAGCGAGTTGAGTAATACCTTGTTCCTTTCGCTGTTCTGTGCGTTGAGCGTGGCTGATAGCAGCCTTGCCAACCGAGATGTCTGCGAGCCTTTGCTTTGTATCAATATCAATACCAGATTTTGCTGCAAGGAATTGAAGTTTGATGTCTTCTTCAGATTTGCCTTCTCCTTGGGACTCCTCTTTAGATTGCATGAGTTCTTGATACACGGAAGCGATTTGATCTGAAAGCGCACTAGCCTCACCCATTTGTCCCATAAATTCCTTTAAGAAATCTTGTTTAGATTCATCCTTTGAAATAAACTCAATGTGAGCCATAATATGAGCACCTTTGAATTGCGTGGAACGCACAACTTTTCCTAGTTCAGCAACGTCTGGTTGACCGTTTTGGATGGATTGCATATTCATTTGGATTTGAGCCATCATATCTTGATAATGACCTTCGACGTGTTCGATATGTGGATCAGTAGGTAGCACTTGGAAGTTTGCTTGATTAACAAATACGTCTGTCATTCCTGCATTTTCAAAACCAATAATCCGAGTTGCATCAGTAATCTTACTTGCTTTAGTATTCCTATACCGGGCTACATTATCTCTTCCAGATAGAGCGGCTATAGCATCTTTAACTGCATTTTCTTGACCTTCATTTGCTGGGGTAATAGATGTGATTTCTAGCAACTTTTCAGCAGTAATAAGTTTGAATGATGGGCTTCCTGCTCCGTTAATAAGATTAGAGCGAATGCTTGTAATATGTTTCCACTGTGCAGCTTCTTTAGGAGTACCAAGTTCTTCAAGAAGATCATAGAACTTTTTAACATATTCATACCCATCATCACTTGATTTTGAGCTAACAAATCTTTTGTAGAGTTGTTTAAAGAATAATGTTTGACACTCATTAAATCGACGGATTTGAGTTCCAGATAGTTTGGCTGACTCAGCCGCATCTAGTTCTGCTTCGCCTTTTGTGCGTTGTTTACCACCAGCATTAGGAGAGTTGATGCGATATTGTCCCATCCCCCTATACATATCACCCATGAAGAACTGCATGAAATTCATGCTTTCTGCTACTGGAAGTTGAAAACGATTTTGAATAAACTTAGCCCCATCAGGCATAACAGAAATAGGCAACCATTCCATTTGCTTTAGCATCTTGGTTGAGTCTGGGCCTTGCCCTTCAATCATCAACATAGAGTTAAGTCGAACGGCATCAACCAGACCATTCATTGTGAAGTCATATTGACGACAAGCAACGAATGCAGATTCAGCTTGGCTCTTAATGTCTTGGAAGAGTCCACTGCCAACTGAGTCAGTTAGCATATAAAGAATCTCATCCCATGAGTTAAATAGACCAACTTTAAGCATCATAAATCCATGTTGGCTTCTGATGTCATCTTCGCTAATCTTTCCTGCTCCTTTTACATTAGAATTAATGAAGTCACAGATTGGTTGATAATCTTGAAGTACTATTGCCTTGCTGATAGTGCCATCAAATTCTCTCCAGTACACTTCGTAGAGATCAATCTTTTGGTTGACTGAAAGACTCCAGTTAAATCCTGATTCGCTAATCGTGCGGAAGAAGTCTTCGCGTGTCTTCCTGTGGTTATTGAATGCACGGTGGAATCGGATCGCATCAATAGCTGCATCTACATTCCATCCCATTGCTTCTGCGGCAGCACGATTTTCAATCTTTTTATACAACTCGTAAGGAGTTAGGCGGACACGGCGCACAAACTCTTCAAGGTTGCAGAAGTCGATTCGGATGTCATCTGGGAAAAGAAGATCAGATAAGAAGACGTGTTCTGGCATCCATCCGAGTGGGCTATCCCACATTCCAATTCCTTTTCCGTACAAGAGCATTTCTTCTAGGTCTTGCTCTGTATTGTAAAGGTAGCCGGGCCATTCTCGCAAGGCTTGATCAAAAGCAATGGTGATGTTTTCTGTATTAACAAGCCTTTCCTTTTCATTGCCATACTTGCTTTTGATTGTGCAGCAAGCCTGACGCTCAGTAATTACATCGTAGTAACTGGACTTTTGGTTATCAACAATAAATCCAAGTTGTCCATAGTTTACATCAGACTGCCAAGGCAATCGCTTTTCAGCAAGTCTGCTGTATCCTGTCGGGGGAAACATTTTGTAAGCCTTATAAATTCGGATGCGTTTGTTTTCGCGCCCAACGTTGGCTTGCCTCAAGTGGTTAGCGATATTCCAAGCATGATTGGCATTGGAAATTCGTGTTTCTGGTGGCTTACCATCTTGATCTAAGGTTGCTAGTGAGAAGTTGTCTTGTCCTATGGATAGCATAATATTTTATCGTTTACGATAACGAGTTAAGCGTATTCCTGCGACGATTGCAAGAAGAACATCCCCTTGCTTTATGTTCAAGTTTAGTTCCAAGAACTTTGTCAGCTACTCTGGCTACAGTATGAATTGCTTTGGCTATATTATCTCCCAATCCATCAGCGTACCAGCAACGATCACTTGGTTGGCGTTGGCAGATTTGATCCTCTACAACTTGCTCAAGATTTTCTGGTATTTCTATTCCATTAGATCGACAATCTTTTTGGATGTTTTGAATCAGGCTACTCCATGTGCTTCCATACACAATAGCTGGGAAAGTGAGTTTATCACGCTTGATCTCGTATTTGTAGTACCACCCACCAACTGGAGCTAGGTTTCTATTTTTGAGTTTCATCTTGCCTTTCGCTTGAAAATATATTTTATTATTGATATGTCAAGAATTTTTTCTGGAAACACAGGCATTCAAAAGTACGGTATTAAATTCCCCGAGAACATGGACGAGCTTGGTATAGAGCTGTACTGCTACGCTATAAGCAAAGGTGAATACGGGAAGGATTATTGTAATAAGCACAATATAAATCTTTCAGATTTTAAATTACTCACTCCATACGAGCATTTCTTAAAAGCAGTCAAACTTCAATGGCCGACTGAAGTTTCTATTGTCAATCGCGGTTATACAAATACTCAGTTGTTGAGAACTCTTGAGGAACTATGCAACAATGATGATATTTGTTTAGCTGGTGCAGCATCCATGGGCAAATCATTTCCAGTTGGGCTTTGGGTATATCTTGACTGGTGCTCTGCACCACATTGTACATCGTCTTGGGTGGCTACTACTACGCTTGGTGCATCCGAAGATCGTATCTGGGGTATCATTTCTAAGTTGTGGAAATCTGCTGCTGTCCAGTTTGGTAAGCTGATTGATTATCGCCACATGATTGTTTGGGGCGGTGGGGCAAATGATGAGGATAAGGACTATCGTAATGCTATTAAAGCTCTAGCATTTCAGTCTGGAAATGAAGGACAGAAAGCTATTGATACTACCCGTGGGCGTAAGAATGATCGGATTAGACTAGCTCTTGATGAGTTGCCAGAAATGGAACTGGGTGCGATTACCGCCCGTGTTAACTTGTCAGCTAATAACGATGTAGTTTTTATCGGTATTGGAAACCCTTCTGCTGGTGACAATCCCCATACCCGGTGGGCTATGCCTAAAGGCCAAAGTAACTTTGATACTGTCAGTCCAGAGATGGATAAATGGGATACGGAGACTGGTGTTTGTTTATTCTACAATGGCATGAGATCACCTAACTTCGCTGCTCCTGAAAACGAACCTTCTCCGTTCCCATTCTTGATGGATCGAAAGAAACAACAGGTCATGCTCAAGCAGTGCTATGGAGACGAGAATGCTATTGACTATGTTCGTAACGCTATTGGATGGTGGCCCAAGTCTGGTTTTGCTCAAACTATTCTCACTGCTGATCTCATCCGTAACGCTGATACTAACGAAGAACCACTATGGGATTCAGAGGGATTTCATAAGATTGCAGGATTTGATACCGCATTTACAGTTGGTGGAGATAGGTGTGTTCTTACTGTAGCTAAACTAGGTTATGTTCGCGGGACTCGCAATCGTGTTATGTGGTTGGAGAAACAAAAAGTCATCCAGTTATCTGCCCGTGAAGCTGCTGAGTTTGAGGTTGGTCTAGCTAAGGAAGTGGTCGAACTATGCCGTGCTGCTGGAGTCCAACCTACTAAATTTGGTATGGACGTATCTGGTGATGGAGGTCGAGTTGCACAAGCTATCATCCGAGAATGGTTGAGATATGATGCCAATGGTCACTCTATTGCGCTTATTTCTTCTATGGGTAAACCCACTGAGCGTATGGCAGCAGAAGTTGATAAACGACCATGTAAGGATGTTTATGATAGACTTGTATCTGAGTATTGGTACTCAGCCTATCATGGTTTTAAAAGCCGAGTCATCTATGGTGTTGAAACATCTTCTGAGTTAGCGCGGGAGCTTTGCATCCGCAGGTACACAATTAAATCTAAAAAGATTTCCGTAGAGACTAAAGATGATTTTAAGGGCCGGACAGGATTTTCACCCGATTTGGCAGATAGCTTTCTGTATTGCCTTGAAATGTCTCGTAGGTTTGGATTGGTTTTTATCGGAAACGATAAAGTTATTCCTACTAACCGATTTTGGGCTAGAGACGAAAAGCCCGTCGAATCCTTCTCGGATGATGATAGCTATTCTTCTGATGAGAATGGTGACTGGTAATTGCACATGACCAGCACATAAGGATAGCTTTAATCCAGAATACCTTGAAGTTCTAGCGTATTCGCTACTTCCTCTGGGATTACAATACGAACGAACTTGCGTCCTTCGTGTATCCCTAGTTGTTGTAATGAACGAATATCAGATTTCTTCACCCAGCATTGATTGAATTGTTGCTGGAAAAGAATCTTAGTTGGATTCTCGTCTTCGTGATAACCATCACACACGATCATTGAAACGAATGTATTATTTGAACTCATATATTAAATATCCTAATTCTCTTGCCCACGCAGGATTGTCGTGGATTTTGTTATGACACGTTCTACAAGTAGCCATAAACATTTCTAAATTGGAAAGGTTCTTTCCTCTCTTGGCTTTGTGGTGAATATCCGTAGCCCCAGCCCCGCATACCTCACAGTTTGGATGAGTGGAAAAATATTCCTTTCTTGCTTCAGAGTATTCTTTGTTTAGAACTTTTCGTCTATCTGAAACAGGCTTTAACCTTGCCCCCGTTTTTTTAAACCCTTTTTTTCTACTGAGCATTGATAGTATTTTGTTAGCTCTTGAAATCCGATGGTGGCCAATTCCAATGATTCGTACTCTGGTCTGAGACTGTCTGGGAATGGCTTTCCTCGTTCGTGCATTGGGCCGGGGTTGCTGGCAGCGTAGGGACTGACTCTGACGTAGTACTTGCCATTTTCAATTTCGAGGAAGGTGCGCATAGTTCAATGACTTTATCTACTTGTTCTTTCTTCAGAATACTCTTGGAGTTGACTTCAATCTGGTTGATTAACGATCCAGTTACACCGATCTTGTCACCGAGTTCTCTGACTGTCATGCCTAGCTTCCTCCGAGTCTCCCGAAGCTGATTAGCAAAGGTCTTGCGTCCAATAGAACGAATGTAGCGAGACTGCTCATAGGCAGTCATGCAAGATTCGTAGGCTTCGTATAGTGGATGCTTCATTTCAATTAAAAGTAAACAAATCCTATTGACGTGTCAACACTTTTTTGATAATGATACAGGTATTATCGTTACCGATAAAAATATGAAAACAAAAGATCAACTAGAATATGAATTAGAAGATGCAAAGCAATCTTTACAGGTTGCATTGGAAGAATTAAATGCTTGGAAACAACTACAAATACTTGGTAAGACACCTGAGCAAGTTTATGAGTTTTGGCGCAAAAATCAGATCAAGATGTTTAAGTATCAACGTCAGATGATAATTTGGCGCGAGAAATATAATCAAATTTGCTTGACATAAAATACTAGATGTAGTAGTGTCTTCCTTGTACGAGCAATCGTGCCTCGGCGTAGGAACCGAGTAAGGAGAGTTTAAATTAACATAATATATGATCCCTTTGTGGTGGTATATTCCTACCGCGTCAGTTGCCGCACTTTCCGCCATCACAGAGGGGTCGCCTTTTCTAAAATGATAGCTGTAAAACAACCTCAACGCCTATTCGTCAGAATGAAGAAGGCAGTCTTGAGAGAGGACATAATGATGTTAACTCAAGATGTAACTCAGGCATTGGTTCTAGGACAAATGCTGTATTGGACAAAAACACTTGATACAGTCAACAACTGGATTTTTGAAGAGAACAAGCGTTTGGCTGAATCTGACCTCCCACAACATGAATACAACTATGGTTGGATTTATAAATCGGCCCGTGAAATGCGCGAAGATTTAATGTGTGCTTTTAGTGAAGATGCAATCCAACGTGCGTTTTCTACGCTTGTCACAAAGGGCCTTTTTATGACCAGAAGTAACCCACGGGTGAGATATGATAGGACTCTTCAGTATCGAATCGACCTTGTTTTTTTGCGTAGATTATTGAAAGATCGAGGGTATGAAATGACAGATTTTCAATTGGCAACCATCCCGCAAGAAGCGGTGTTCATTCCGCAAGGTGCGGTATCAATACCGCAATCTGCGGAAGCAATAACAGAGATTAAAACAAAGATTAAAAACATAGAAGTAAAACCCCTAACCCCTTTTCAAGGGGAGGAGGAAAATTCGGCAATGGCCTCATCTTCCATAAATGATAAAACTTCAAATGGATTCCAGACCTCTGAATTATTTAATCAGCAACCTCCCGCCGCTAACCCACCCAAGGGAAGGAAATCTAGAGTACAAAAACCAGTAGATGCTGAGTTCCTAGCAGAACTTCAAAAACTAAACCCAGACAAAGACGTGGAGCGTGAAGCGAAACACGCACAGAGTTGGCTACTCAGTCACCCAGAACGTAAATACTCCCGTGCGTTCCTAAGTACTTGGGTCATCCGCTCCAAGAATGTAGTTGATCAAAATCCTTACAGACAATCCTTCTAATGAAAAAAATACCACTAATGAAAGTAGTCCCAATGGCTACAAAAAGCGAAGCAGCAGCGTTAGCTTTAATCGCAATAGATAGAAACATACTCGCGCAACAAACGTGGGAGGTTGATTATTTCGCTCTGCCGCCTCACAGGAAGGTTTTTACTGCCCTCCAAGGGGTTCACCAGCGGACAGGGGCTTGCTGCCCGTTTTCTGCCATTGCTGAGTTAGAAGCTACAGGAGAGATCGAAGCGGCTGGAGGAGAGAACGAAGTCCATGAGATTCTTTCTACCATGAAGATTGCTTCTGGGAAGGTTTGTCAGGATATGGCGGACGATTACCGCAAGCAGCTAGTCAGAAACAAAGGATACCGCGATGTCATCAAGATTATTGAGGAAGAAGAACCCAATATCCGAGTAGGGAAGTCTGATCTCAAGAAATTATCGGAAACGATAATGAGATGCTCAGAGGATCGTGGTGTAAAAATCAAGCCAGTCAAAGATATTATCTTGGAA